GGACTTGTAAGTGTGGAATAACACATGATAGAGATATAAACGCTGCTTTAAATATAAGAAATTTTGGGTTGAGGAACCAACCCAGCGTCACCCAAAGTGAATGGTTACATTGTGCTTGTGGCGTAGAAACTACGACATCTTCAGTGTCGTGGTAGTTCATTGACACACATATCATCATATTCTTCGTCTGTTAATAGATGATTTCCACTATCGATGATTTGATTGGCATCGTTACACCAACAGACCCCTCGATCACGATTTTTAAATTTACATGATGAATCACCTACTTCTCTGATCATGATTTGTCCTAGTCCAAAAAGATCAACGATTTCATAAACCACTCCGGGTTTTAATCGTCCAGTTTTGAATGAACATCCAAGAATGAGACCATCATCTTTACCATTCTCGTTTGGACGAACTACAAATCTAGCAATTAGGTCTTTATTTTCCATTTTACAAAGTTACGAAAAAAGAAATATAAAAAAAATTATATATAAGGTATCAGTATAAAATTGGAAAAAAGATTTTTATATATACTATAAAATCGGAAAAAAGATTTAATATATACTAAAAAATAAATGAGATAATCATGAAAAAATTAGAAAATTTACTCGATTTCGAAGATTTCAAAGCAAATTGGAAATCAAAAGATCAAAAGAAAACAAAAAGAACCGAAATTGGTTTGGATATTGTTGAAGAGAAAAAAGAGGAAAAAGAGGGGGAAATAGAATCTGAAACTGAAGAACCAAAAGAATAAAGCGAGTTTAGGATTTTAATATATACTTAAAAAATAATTAAAGAAACATGCCAATAGATAATAAAAACTTAGGTAAATACAGCAGAAAACCGGGTATCTATATCAATGAAATAGACCAGAGTATTCTTGAACTTCCAATTCAAGATGTTTTGATAAATTTGGTACCGGGTTTTTCAAAAAAAGGACCTTTCAATCGTCCTGTTAGAGTTGATTCACAATATGAATTTGAATCTATTTTTGGAACAATTGATAAAAACTTGGAAAATAAGGGTTCATTCTTTCATAGAACTGTTGAGGATATGTTGGATACAGGTCCAATTTGGGCATTAAATTTGTTGAGTACCAATCCAACTAGAGATACATTGGAATGGGAATCTATTTCATCTGCGTCACAATATGACAATGGTCCTAAAAATACATCACCATATGATAGATTTTTCAATCGTCAAGACTTTTGGGAAAAAGATTCTGAATCATTTGGAGACCTTGTTACAGGTGAATATATAGACAACCCGACAACACAACCAAATCCGGCAGAAGATTTATTCAGTATAACAAATATGGGTGGATCACGTACAACCATTTGGTTGTTTAAATCCACTGCAACTGAGTTCGATGTTTCTGCAGAACAATGGTATGGTGGTTCTGATAACGTTCCATTATTTATGAATCCAAAAGATTTAATATCTGATTATTTGATTTCTGTTCTCGCCGTTGCTGGTGATTTTACAGATTATGCAACATTATCGGTTGATTCTTATTGGAGTAAATATTTCAACGCAAATGGTCTTATCAAAACTGCGGTTACAGATTTTTGGAATGATGACTTGACTAACCAAGTCGCCTATTATGATGTTTCTTTAATACCAAATTTTACAGATTTAAATGACGCTGATATGTACATTCAAACCGTTATTAACCAAGATACAGATAAAACTGGTTTATTCTGTTGGTATAACGAAGATGCGATATTGGGTCAAGATTTTTATAAAGGAAATATAGACTTAATCGGTCAAACATTAGTTGGTTCGTCTAAGAAAACTATTAACTTCCTTTCATATTACGGGAGTGTCAGTGAAAACTTAACATTCGCTGAAAAAACATTGGATGGTCTAAATAGTCCAACCAACGTATTTGGTAATTATTCTGGTCATATGGATAATGAATTTGTAAGTGGAAGAACAGCTCAATATTCAAACTGGTATACAAATGTTTCACCATCTGGTTATACAAGTGGATTAAGTGGGGAGACTATCAACGATGTAAATGATACATACGCTTATAACGTAGTTTCTATTAATAGTTCAACTTATGTTATCACATTAACAGGTACATCATATAGTATGGTTGTTGGTGATATTATTTATTTCAACAAATCATTTAGTGAAGTTGACGCCGCGACACCATATTATATCACAGATGTTACGGATAGAACAATAACAATATCAGAAAGTTTGGGTGGACCAATCGTTCCTCTTGTAAGTGGAACAACGGCGAATATCATAATTTATAGTTTGAAACAAAATTTCATGGACAGTAGTGATAATTCTTGGTCATATGTAATTGGATCTACTATTTATAGTGGAACAACGGCTTTAACATCCCAAAACTTATTTTCTGATCCATTTGTTATTTCTCAGAGTGGTGCATCATATTCAAGATACGATGTTCTTTATTTGAGTAGTGATTATTCAACTGTACATACATTAAAAGGTAATCAAATTGTTGGTACATCACCAGCATTACCAAATTATCTTTTAAATAACGCCAATACTATTTTATTGGGTTATGTAAAATTAACCTATAATGGTATGGCTGGTACAAGTCTACCATCATTTAGTCGTGTATATACCGCTGTGACTGTTGACGCTGGATCTAGTTATCTGCCATTGACAATAACAACGGATGTAACAGGTACTAGTGGTTCAACCACAGCAGGTGTTAATTATTTAGATATAACATTTGTCGGAACAAGTGGTTCGGTAGATTATACAGATTACGCGAAATTGAGAAAGACTAAAATCTTCACAGAAATATATACAAATATCATTCTTAATAAGGGTGTAATTATCAATTGGACAAATGGTGACAAATTCACTATCACCTCTCCAACTATTTACGCACCAACTACTACAACAGATGCTTATATCAGAATTTACTTTGATACGACAACAGCACCATTTGATTATTACAATATAACTGATGGTACTTTCTTGATTTATTATATTGATAATGAATTTGTACTACCAGTTGGAACTCTACCAGATGCTAGTTTTGATGATTTAGCATATATTGACACATTGATTACAACAACACATCCATTGGATTATTATCCATTAACTGGAACCACAGGTATTGTCGCAAAATGGAGTAATCTATATCAAGATTATTACAATGGATTAATCAATAATGGAGATTATTTCTATATGGATAATGTTAGTGGTGATACACAAACCAAATTTTATTTGAAATTGTGGTTAGATACAGATGATAACTTAACAGTTAGATTTACTGATGTCAACGGAACTATCACACCTATCAATAAATGGAATTCTGGTTATGGTAAAGAATTGGTTATTTACTCAGACAAAAGTTCCTTGAAGGAAACTATTGAAATTGAGAATCCAGATTCAATCACAGATCCTACAAATGTTCGTTGGATTTATGTCGATAAAACTAGATACGCTCATGTTGTAAGAGGTATGTATTTAGAGGCATATTATGACACAACATATTATGATGACGCAACAGGTGAAGGTTATCTATTAGGTATGATTCCAAGAAAATTGGTTCGTATCATAAATATCCAGAATGATACCGTTGATACAACTAGAAAAATTTTATATACCGATGGTGGTATAAAAATTACAAACAATGGAACAGTTTTAGCACCTGATTATTATACAACAGCTTATAGTTCAATTGATAACTATTTTACTGAATATTATGGTTTAACATTAAAACCATTTACCGTACACGCGGATTCAATTCCAAATAATACAGATACTCGTCAAATGGATATCTTAACAGTAATCGATAAAGAAACAAATTTGGCTAAAGGTTTGGCTAATAAGAATCGTATCAGTTGGAGATATTTAGTTGATTCATTCGGTTTAGGTTTAACCAACGCATCCAAACAAGAATACGTTGACCTTTGTGGATTAAAACTAAATTGTCTAGGATTCATAAATATGCCGAGTACAAGACAACTTAAAACTTCATTAGATCCAAGTTTCATTAACTCGGATAGAACCTTAAACACCACATACTTGAAAGAAGGTGGAAACCCAGATGTAAATCCAAGTTTCTTATATAGTTTCGGTACAGGTGTTGGTAGATCAACCGTTGGTTATTTCTTCCCTTATATTAAGGATGAGAATGACAAAACAAAATTTGTTCCACCATCAGCGAAAATCGCCAAAGCTTATATGAATAAATTCCTTACTACAACAGGTGGTATTTATCCTTGGTCAATCGTGGCTGGTTCAATAATGGGTATTTTACCAGAAGTTTATGATACAGAAATGAGATTTACTGATGATAATTTAATTGATTTAATGGACATGGGAGCTAACCCAATTGATTATGTTAATAAAAGAGGATACTATATCAATTCGGAAAATACAGCTCAAGTTTTCCCATACAGTTCATTGAGTATTATTCATAGTCGTGAGGTTCTAATTGAACTTGAAAATAGACTATATGATATGTTATTGAACTATCAGTGGAGATTTAATACACCTGAAATAAGAAACGAAATTAAATATCGTGCGGATCAAATCTGTAAAGAATTATTAGACGCGAAAGCACTCTATACATTCAAAAACGTTATGGATAAATCCAATAATACCGATTATATTATCGATCTTCAAATGGGGGTATTGGACACATATATTGAAATCATAAAAGGGATGGGGACGATTGTAAATAACATTACAATACTGAAGAAAGGTACAATTCAATCTTCAGGTTTTCAAGCCGGTTAAACCTTAAATGGTATAAAAAGAAGAAGGGGAAGATTTTAAATCTTCCCCTTTTTTATAAACTTTATGTTTTTTCTTATATATATATATGGGTATAAAAGAAACCTATGTTGAATATGAATTATAAAGAAACAATACTAAAAGAGAACGGACCATCTGGTAGGATGTATCTCGAAAAATTTGTAAGTAAAAATTATCCTGAAATTTATAATGATATTATAGATTGTTGTTTAACACTATTAAATAATCTATCTTTTAAAGAAAAAGTATATCATTATGTTCACAGTATAAATCATATTGTGGTATGTAAAAATCCGAATTGTAGTAACCCTGTAAAATTTAAAAATTCAACATTGGGATATTATGACTATTGTTCAAATAAATGTATAAGTAGTGATCCAAATGTAAAAAGGAAAAAGAAGGAAAAATCTTTTGAAAAATTTGGAACAAAAACACCAGCAGAATCTGATATTGTTAAACGTAAAATAATTAAAACGAATAATGAGAAATATGGTAGTAATTCCCCTTTGGGAAATGAATCTATAAAAAACAAATCACAGAAAACATTATTAGAAAATTATGGTGTTGATAATCCTAATAAATCTAAGGATATAATTAAGAAAAGAGTAGATACGTTTAGTAAAAATATGAAAAAGAAATATTTAAAGATTTATAGTAAAATGGGGTTATATGACATTGATTATAAAAATAAGAAAATGTATTTAAAATGTAAGAAAGGTCACAATTTCGAATTAGACTTGGATTTATTTCATAATAGAAAAATAACCAATACCTTATTATGTACAATTTGTAATCCAATTGATGTCCATGTATCGGGACAAGAAAAATTATTACAAAATTATATAATAGAAAATTATAAAGGGGTAAAAATATTAAATGATAGAAAATCGATTAAACCTTATGAATTGGATATTTGTTTACCAGATTTAAAATTGGCATTTGAATTTAATGGTTTATTTTATCATGGTGAGAAGTGTGTTAAAAATGATTATAATTACAATAAGACTGAATTATGTGAAAAACAAGGAATTAGATTAATTCATATTTATGAGGATGATTGGTCATTCAAACAAGATATAGTGAAATCCAGAATATTAAACTTACTTGGTAAAAATTCAAATAAAATTTATGGGAGAGAATGTGAGATAAGAGAGATACAAGATAATATATTAATAAGAGAATTTTTGGGTAAAAACCATATTCAGGGATTTGTGGGTTCTCAAGTAAAACTTGGTTTATTTTTTAAAAATGAATTAGTTAGTTTTATGTCTTTTGGAAAATTGAGAAAAAATATGGGTTTGAAATCAAAAATAAACACATATGAATTACTTAGATTTTGCAATAAATTGAACACATCTGTTTTTGGGTCAGCATCTAAACTATTTAAATACTTCATTATTAATTACGAACCAGAAGAAATAATTAGTTATGCCGATAGAAGTTGGTCTAGTGGTGATTTATATAAAAAATTGGGATTTGATTTGATGCATAAAACACAACCAAATTATTATTATGTGATAAATAAAATGAGACAAAATAGATTTCTTTATAGAAAAGATATATTAATAAAACAAGGGTTTGATCCGAATAAAACAGAAAGGGTAATTATGTTGGAAAGAAAAATCTATCGAATATATGATAGTGGTAGTTTGAAATTTAAGTGGAAGAATTTTTAATACTTTCCCAGTGTTTTCTGTGTTCTTCTTTTGGTAAGATAGATATGAATCTTGGTGGAATGTTTTCCATTGTATAATAACCATACGTTCTGGAATCTATATCTGAATATAATTTAATTTTTAAATCTTTCATGTTAATCTTTAATATTTCATATTCAAATCCTGATATTCTTTGAAATTGTTTTTTCAACCCCCATGCTAATTCTAATTCATCGGTTAAATATATTCTCGCTGGATGATATGTTTTTTTATCCCTATGTTTCGGGACTAACCCAATTTTAAATATTTTATCTAAACTTCTTTTTGGTGAAATATGATACAGTATACTTGGTCTACTAAAAAACTCTTTTGGATCAAATAAAGGTTTCAATATGATTTCATCGTATTCATGTTCATAAAATTCTTCATTTCCATATTTGAAATCAGATCCATTCTCTATACCATGTGATATAAACCAACCTAAAGGTTTACATATTTGTTCGATTGAAACAACATCATCAACGTAGTTTTTACGTCCAGCACTTATTTCGATTTTACCATCTTGTAGTATTCCGATATAAAAATCTGGAAATTTTCGTTTAAGTATTTTAACCGCCTTTTTTGTTGGAGCGGTTGAATACATACCCTCGTTCATAATTGGTTTATATATCCAATCATCCACAACTTCCGGCTCATATATTTCACCTTTATCGAAATCCATATGATATTTTAAAGTTCCCTTAGAAAAATCATATATTTCGTTATTTATCAATACCCAATGATGTGTCATCAATGATTGTTCTTCACCATCTTCATCAACATATGGATCAACTTCTATTTCACCAAAAACTTTTTTGGTATCTGGAAACTCACTTATGATGGATGATACGATTCCTTGACAATCACCAACCGATTGATCATCGACAAATTCTTCCCAATTGTTACATCCACTATTGAGAATAAGATACTTTTTAATTTTTTCAATTATGTTCTCATCTTGAAATAACTCAAATATTTTGAATTCTTTTATCATATCACTATATATAGAAATTTGATTTTTAAAAAATAATATATAAGAGAACTAAGCTACATTAATATATAATGTAAGAAGTGATAAAAAATCATTTTTAAAGATTAATATATAAATAAAAATAAGAAACGATAATATGCCATTAGCACATTTTACAAACGTATCAACCGCGACCGATTTACACGAACCGGTATATAAAAATTTATTTGAAGTACGTATAACATTACCTACAGCACTTCAAGCGATTCATCCTAACGCTACGGCGTTATTATTAGAAAACGCAATTAAGGTGAGTTTACCAACTTATCCAGATTTAGCGGTTCAAACACAAAGATTTAAATACTCAACTCGTTTATATCCTACAACACCTGAAGAAACATCGATCAAATCAACGGAGATGCAATTCAACCTGAACCAACACAAAGATTCAAACTCTGTGTTTATATTCAGAATGTTAAAGGATTGGTACGATTTAGTATGGAACAACGAAACAGGTCAATTATCATATAAGAGAAATCTTAAATCAGACCTAGTTACCATTGACATTCATGATAGAGAAGGTCGTGTTATAAGACGCGTTAACTGGATAAATGCGTGGATCACCAACTTTACTGGTTGGGAAGAGCATGATTGGACAACAGGTGATATTCAAACATTAACAGCCAAGTTCGCAGTGGATTACTGGAATGATTTATATTACTAGGAACTGTCTGGTAATCAGATACTTAATCAAAATGAAAAGGTTGAAATATACCTTTTTATTTTGATTAAATTTGACTATCGGAATGATATTTTAAAAAATAATTTATTTATATGGAAAAAATTTGTAGAGTATGTGGAAATTTAAAATCAATTGATGATTTTCATTTGAAGAAAGGTACACCTGATGGACATCGTAATGAATGTAAGGAATGTGTAAAGGATATTCAGAAAAAATATAAAGAGACACCTGATTTTAAAGAAAAGAGAACGGAATATGATAAGAAACGATATGAAATGAATAAAGAGGAAACTATTCAAAGAATGAGAGAATATCGAAAAGAAAATAAAGAAGAAGTTAACGAAAAAGCAAGAGAAAAAAGAAAATTACCTCATGTCAAAAAAAGAATTTCTGAATACAATAAAAAATATAGAAAAGAACATGATTTAGAACTCAAAGAATATAGACAGAATAATAAACAAATGTGGTGTGAAATATCAGAAAGATATAGAAATAATAATCCACATATAGTCGCTTGGAGAAATATGTTACATTCAACTTTGAAAAGAATGGGTTCAAAGAAAGAGTCACACACGATAGATGAGTTAGGATATTCTGCAGTTCAATTAAAACATCATATTGAAAAACAATTCACAAAGGGGATGACTTGGGATAATCACGGTGAATGGCATATTGATCATATAATTTCAGTGGTTGATTTTTCACCCAATACATCTATGAAAATAGTATGTGCGTTATCAAATTTGAGACCAATGTGGTCAACAACAAGAGTTATTGATGGTGTTGTTTATGAGGGTAATTTAAATAAAGGTTCAAGATCAGATTTTAATATATAACTTATATGATTAAATTATTTGAGGAATTTGTTAATAAAAAAGTGATATATCATTTTACTGAAAGTTATGATTCACTTTACAGTATTTTAGCTGATGATTGTTTATATTCTGGTGAACATTCTAATCATGGGAGGGGATATGAAAATATATCATTTACATGGAATCCCAATTTATGGGACATTGAATATTTTGGGGATTGGGATTATAGATGGAAAGCAAAAATAGCATTTGATTATGAGAGAATGAGTAAAGAATGGAAATTCGAATCTTTTGATTATGGTATTGAAGAAGAACAAGAGGAAAGGATAGTATCGAAAGAAATGGATGGGATAAAGAAATATATAACCAAAATCTATTTGAGTTCAGAATTTAGTAGGGATGGAATGGAATATCTGAAAAAGACATATCCCGAAATAAAATTTACAATAGTAAGAAGAAAGAAATTTAAAAGAGATACTTCTTGGTAATACTATTCGTTATTCGACATGACGAACATAACATTTTGGAATCCAAAATCTACCATATCCGTGTCCAATAACTAAATGTGAATATGTTGACGATTCAACTATATATCCTCGATGAACAGTATTCCAATCATCTTCAGTAAATTCAACGGTTGGGGAGGTTGGATATTCATCAACTAGTTTTTCAGAATTCATTTGATCGATCATAAGAATTTTTTGATGGTACAAAGATACAACACTTTTATGAATAAAAAAAATTAGACCCAGCTACCTGTAATATATAATTTTATAAAGTAATTTATTAATTATGTCATTGATACAATTTGAGAATATTAAAAAATCTGAAGTCTTGGAACCTGTTTGGAAAAAAACAGCAGAGACACGTTTTCTGAAAGTAGATAAAGAGGGAATTATATCTGGGTGTTTATTTAAGATATTAGATGATACGATGTATTTTAATTTAAATTGGGATATAGATAAGAAAGAAGTAATACCATTGAAACGAATAGTGAAATTGATAAATAAACCAATTCAACTAGATGTGATATTTCATGATGTGAAAAATGTGTATATCTATAAAGTGAGATTATTTAAATTCAAATTTACTGAAATATTAGAACCTATTGATTATGAGTGGGGTACTGAAGATATTAAAGAGTTGAAAGTTAAATTTGAATACAAAAATAAGGAAATAATTTTTTTAACATGACAAAAAATGTAAATCCAATTTTGGATAAAAATGTATTGACGATGTATCTTCCAGATTTAGATGATATAATTGAAAATAAATATCATTTAATGAAACACACTGGATTGTCTATTGATGAAATAGATAGATTACCGTACTATGAATTCGAGAATTACATAGAACAAATGAAAACAAAAAAATAAAATATAATTATGGAAGAGAAAAATAAAGATCCGTTATCAAAGTATTTACAAAACGAGACATCGGGTACAAATACACCAAACGATCCACCACCAGTTGAACCTGTTGTGGACACTGATGATGGTAGTTTGATGAATTTTTTAACGGTTGATTTAAGTGCATTACCGTCTGGGGTTTTTTACAAACAAGGGACAAAGATTATGATTAGAGCAGCCAATGTTTCAGAAGTTCAAGCGTATTCTGCTATTGTTAATGAGAACTTGGTGGATGTTACTGAGAAGATGAATGATATGTTATCACGATGTGTTCGTATCAAATTTCCAAATGGAATGGTTGGATCATATAAAGATTTAAGAGACAATGATAGAATTTTCTTAATTTTCATGATTAGAGAATTAACCTTTCAGAAAAATGTTAATCTTGCCAAGGATGTTGTATGTGGTGAATGTGATCATGAATTTAAAATTCAATATCGTGCAACACCCAATAAAGAATCGAAAAAGACCTTTGTTAATCATGAGGTGAGTGATGAATTGAAAAATTTCTTTAACGCTACTGAAAGAGTTTTTGAATTTTCAGTGGATGGCAAAACATGGAAGATTGCACCACCGACTATATCTTTACAAGAGGCTTTTTTTAAGTCAATTAAAGAATCGGTACAGGGTGGGAAAACACCAAATGTTGCGTTTATGAAAATTATACCATACACATTAACACATTTAAGAACTATATCTGAAGATGGTATAAAGGCGAAAGAGGAAGAATTCAAAAAAATGAGTATGGAAGAGTTTCAGTTCCTAAACCAAGTGGTTGAAAAATTGGAATTTGGCATTAAAGAATTAATGTGTGAATGTCCATCGTGTGGTTTGGAGGTCCACACAGAATTTACGTTTCCCGAAGGAGCCTCAAGTATTTTCATTATTCCAAGTATCTTTGACAAGTTTACGAAAAAATAAATTTGAATTTATGTACCAAATGAGACAACCAACAATTGTTGTCGATACTTGGCCATATTATGAATTCGAAGATTATATTAATTTGTTAAACGAAAGACATGATGAAGAGAAGAAACAAAAAGACAAACAAGAGGGTGAACAACAAAAGAACATGCCAAATCTTGGAAATTTGTCCAATTTAACAAAATCTTTTAACCCAAGTAGTTTCAAACTACCTAAGTTCTAAAAAGAAAATCCGATTTAAAAGATCGGATTTTTTATTTTAATATATATTCATAAAGTATTAATTTTATTATGTTGACATATAAACAATTTTTAAAAGAATCTGTTATTAACAGGGAAAAAGGGCAGGAAGTTTTTAATTATGATTATCTAATAAAAAACGCGTGGAGTTCGATTGTGAGTGAGGCTCAGGATTTTTTCAAAATTCATTTTGATTTAGAAAATAATGATTCGTCAGGTGAAAAGAAAACGGTTTATATAAAAAGGGATCTTCGTAAAGATCAACCAATAAAATATGAATTCAATTGTGAACTGTTTCAGGCTGGTGGGGATTGGGAATGTCCTGTTGAATATTTCAAAGTGGAGTTCACATATAGTATACCGGGATATTCCAAACATAAGGATAATCCTGTCTATGTTTTTGATTTAGAAAGAGATATTTCAAAAAATCCATATTTATCAAACATGAGTAATAAATATGTTTTTATTCCAGATATTAATAATGGAAATTTTTTAATTAAATCGGAAAAAGGGTATCGTGCATATACTGATGAAGATTTGGCAAAAGAAGGATTAAAATGGAAAGATATTAAACCAGATCATAAAAAGGCATGGAAGTGGTTAGAAGATTTATTAGAGAAAATAGTAGAAGATAGACATGAAATGTTGGATAAACCAGATCATCCAGAAAAATTAGATACAGCACCAGAAAGTTTGGATTGATTTTTAATATATAAAAAGAAAATAGAATTAATGAAATATTTAAAAATATTTGAGGATTATCAAAATAAAACAGATACTCGTATTGTGAATGATGTTAAGGCAACTGAGGTGGTTGATTATTTCGATAGAAATGTTGATAATGCTGATGCACAATTTATTGATTTTGATACAGTTGAATTAATTGTCCATGATACAGAAGATATGACACAAGATGAAATTGATGAAATATTAGATGGGATGGAAAATACGATATTTAATGCACATTTGACTATATAAATAAAAGAATTAATAAATGAATAAGAAAATTGCTTTTTTTGATTTAGACGGTACTTTATTGGACAATGACTACGAGGTATGGATAATACATAAAGATCGTCCTAGCAAACCCATAATGGTCTTAAACCCCATTGATTTCGCTCTTATTAAGAAGGGTCATTATGTCAAGGATGATATTTGTTTAGATTACAATGGTCAACGTTATTATATCAGTGAAGAATTATCTAAAAAACTACAAAAAAGAGCAAGAACAGAAAATATTGAAAATTTCGGGATTTCTCATATGCCTATGATAAGTAGAGAATCCGAGAAGTCGGAATTGTGTCCCTCACTTAATAAATCTGAATATGAATTTCTTCTTAAAAATATTGAACATTTAAGATTTGATAAACATACAGATATTGGGATATTGACCGCTCGTTCAAATCAAGGAGCAAACACTGATACTCTAAACAAATTGAGATTAGAATTGAAAAATATAGGCATTACGATTCATAAGATATATTTCGTTGGTGAAAGTGTTTATAAGGGCCAGAATTATGTCAAGAAAATGAATATTTTACTTGAACATTTAGTTGGATTTAAAATTAAAAATGGTAGGTTCATATCCATAAAACAAGATTGGTATCCAACAATAAGTTTTTATGATGATGATCCACAAAATATTAATTATGCGAATGACATCCAGACGTTTTTCGAGGAAATTATAAGAAAGACAGATGATGAGATATTTCATATAATTATGGAAAGGATTAATGAGGTTAAACCAAAACTAATAAACTACTTAGTTACATCAAATGATATAAATAGATTTGTAGAAACATCGGTTATGTTACAAAAACCAGTTAGATTTCCGATACGTGAAAATTATAAAATGAAATATTTAAAAGAATTTAAATGATATGTTAACTTATAAAGATTTTATACAACGAAAAAATGATAATCGATTGTTTGAAAATTTGGCACAAGCCAAATCAATTCTTTTGAAACAAGGGTTGGATTATAATGATCCCACTTATCAGAAAATAATACAAAAAACTAATAAAGATGGTTATACTGGTTTAGTGACAAAACTTATTATGAAGGATGGTGAGGATTTAGATGAAGTTTTTGATTTATATGATGATTTAAAAAAATTCAATTATGATGTATCAAAGATTACGAAATTGTCATTAGATGATATATTACGAACTGTTTATCAGGAAGTGGATACTGGTAAGGGATCAGATATTAAGAAATTATTTTCTAAAGATGGTTATACTTATTTCACGGCCAATTATCAAGGTAATATGGAATTGGGATCTCCCGCTTGGTGTTTAAAAACAAAATCACACTGGGAATCAATTGTCGGTAATAAAAACATCCTTTTTATTGTCATTCGAGATGATAAAGTAAAAGGTAACAGAGTACTATTATCTACACCAAATACCAATTCATCGAAAAATTATCATTCTTATCAACCTGATATCAGATTTGGAATTACTACATTTGGTCATGGTATAAAAAATGCGAATGATGATAATAATGGTCTTGCTACTGGAACTGATACATATAATATAATACGAAAAAATATAAGAGAATATCTTGTAAAAGTGGTTGATATAGGAAAAAGTTTAAAAGATTATACTAATGTTGTTCTTTATACTCGTGATAATTATGATAAACCACCTATTATTAAAGAAGTGGAAGATATTAATAATTTTGACACCGTTAATTTGAGGCAAGGCGATTCGTTTTTTGTAGTATCTGATGGTACAAAAAAAGGGATGATTGATATTAGTGGTAATATGATACTCCCAGTAGAGTATGATGAATTAAAACCTCTTAAAAAATCAAATGGGATTATTTGGAAGAGTTTTCTAGTTAAAAAGAATAATAAATGCTGGTTTATAGAAATGAAACGTGGTGTAGATGTTAGAAGGACTGGCAAGTATAAATTTGATTATATAAATGATAAGAGTATAATAGAACAATATATGAAAAGTGAGTGGAACAATTATGGACAAACAAAATATTATTGTTCTGTTCAGTCAAATGGTAAATGGGGATTGATAAATGAAAAAGGCAAACTTGTTGTACCAATTAGATATAATAATGAATCAATGTTGAAAAATGTTCTGAAAAAGTTTGATTTGAAGAAAATATGGAACGAATCTTATCCATCAGATTCTAAATTGTCAAAAAATGATTGGTATAAAAAAATAATAAAAAGTCTTGTTGGAAAAGAAATATTATTTATTTGTGGAAGAGCATATGATCCACCCGAATTTTCAGGCAGTCATGTTTGTAATGAAGTTCATACGGGGGTGGTCAAAGATGTAAATGTGAGATTTTGGAAAAAAGGAAATCAACCTAGATTACTTA